CTATATATTGCCATAAATGCAACATTAATACAAGTAATTAGGCAAAAAAAAAGAGGGTTGTTACACCCTCTATAAATCTTTTTTTAATTAGTTGGTAAGAACATTCTGCTAACTGGTGGTCTAGCATTTTTTTCTAACCAATAATCAATACTGGCCTGCTCTAACTTTGTAAAGTTAAGCTGACCAACTAAATGGCTGTAATCATATCCAATGAATTGTGCTAATTGCGTAATCCTTGCATAGATTTCGTTGTAGCTATGTCTGATCTCTGTTAAATACCATTCACGATATACACTAGAATTTCTAAATTTTCTGGTGTAAGGAATGTTAGTTAAACAATCAGGTGTACCAAGTCCGACCCTGTAATTGTGATCGGTCATTCTATTTTTAAAGTCCATTTCTTCACACCTCCATAAAGAGTTATGTCTTTTTAAACTTTTTATGTCGGCACGCCAATGAAGAATTACAATGCCAGTTTCAAACCTTTGTATTGGTTTGATGTGGTTTTTGAGTCTACTTTCGTATGCAGTAATAAGCATTTGAAATTCTGATTCGGGTAAGTTGATTTGATGTTTGTCCATGTCAAATAAGGATTAGGAATAAAAGTAAATAAGGAAATAAAGCAAAGGCCATTAGTTGACCTCTGCTTTGTGAAACTCAATGCAATTTGAGTAATTACCATTTACTTTGGCTATGTAAAAGTCACCGTTGATAATAACTTTGTCACCATGTGCAATTGGTCTAAGATTGTACATTCTGCGGTTAGCCATTCTTTGTTCTCTGCTGTAGCTGCTTTGTACGCAAGCACCTGCATTGATTCCTACATACTTACCATCACATAAATGCAAACTGACATTCCAGATGCAATTCATATCGTAAACACGTTTTTCACCTGTTGGTGCATAAACACCTCTGCGTAATTTAGGTGAACCTACTCTGACTTTGAAGTCATTCTGCCAATCGTTATGACCTTGACTAACGTTAAGTGTCTGAAATAGTGGCTCAGATACTGCTTCGTAGTCAGCAGGTGTTGGCTCACAACCTTGCATAAACTCGTAGTAAAACTCAGATGATGTTTCAGCATTTGTCTTAACCATTTCGGTTATGCAATCAATGTGTGATTTGAAGAATGCTCTTTTTTCAGTTGCTGTAGTCATTGTTAATAGAAATTAGTAATGTACATATTTAGTATTGCATTAATCCCAACACCTGTCAACAAATAAATTCTAAAGTGTTGCGAAATTAGCTATATTTATATATATTTTGAATAATTTATTATTAATTAATGACAGCAATTACACAAGTCACTAGACAATATATTGCTGTTAATGATCAAGGTTACAGAATTAATTGCTCTCATCACAATTGTT